GTGCCAGTTCATCTAACGATTCTTGTGCTGCTGGTTTACCTGACGGAACAGTATATTATCATACTGACGGAAATAATCAATATCCAAGTGCCTTGAATGGCACTTTTCAAGCATATACTACTGCAACAGGTTTTACTGCTGTAGCTACTGGTTTTTATCAAGTTTTTGATACAAACGGAATATCAACTAATAAGTTTATACAGGTAGGTAGTAATGGCTCTATAATAGGCGGTGGTAATTGTTAAACAATACAAAAAGATAGTTTTTAGTTATTTATATATAAATTTAATTTAATATTATGGCAAAAGATAAAATAAGTTATAGCTGGCATATAAATGCCCTTGACGCAAGAATCAAAGAAGACAAACACGATAATGTTATTTACAATGTACATTGGTCTTATAATGCCAATAAAGCAGATTATAATGCAAATTTAATAGGTACATTTTACGTAGAGTATGACAAAGATAATTTTATAGATTATGATAAATTAAAAAAATCAGATGTTGTTTCTTGGTTAGAAGCTGGATTAGATGTAGAAAGCATGAAAAGCAATTTATCTAATCAAATTGGCATACAAGAAAAACCAGTTGATATTGTTTTGCGACCTGAGTGGTAATTTATTATATTTGATATATAATTAAATTTAATACTATGAATAAAATAACAGAATCAGAATTAGAATCATTAAAACAAGTACAACAAAAATTTGCAGCAATAAAGCATGATTTAGGAACTATGGTAATTAGAGAACAAGAGTTGTTAAAAGCAAACGAAATGGTTGTAGAAGAAAATACTAAATTGGTTGAGAGTTTACAAGAAAAATATGGTAAAGTAAATATTAATTTAGAAGATGGTTCTTATGAAGATATAAAAGAATAATAAAATGGGAAAACCAAGTGAAATAGGAGAGGACACTAAGCTAACTTTAGATTTAAAAACAATAGGAATAGTAATAACTGGTGCGGTATCACTTGCTGGACTTTATTTTACATTGACTGCTGAGATAGAGCTAGCGAAAGAATTGCCAAAACCAGAATTAACTAGAACCGAATATGATTTAAAAGACCAGTTAATTAGAGAAACTATCGAAAATACAGCAGAACAAGTACAGGAAAACTCAGAAAAACTAGATAAAATAGATGAGAAATTATATGAAATTATACAGAAATGAAACAGATATTTGCCCTAATTGCACTATTTGTATTTGCAATAGCTAGTTCACAAGATTATACTGTACTACACATAAACAGCTCTTGGAACTTTCGTAACGACTATAAAGATTTAAATAAAATAAAGGGTGCAAAAATTGTAAAAGCTTTGTTAGAAGAACAAAAACAATCTGTAAGGACACAAATAAAATCTGTACCAGTTATATTTATTTATAGAGACAGAAGTCTAATAGGCCGTTGGGATGCTGGTATATCATTATCTATAAAAGCACCTGTACAAGAAATGCAAGATGTTATAGATAAAAGTAGATATACAAGAGTAGCTACTAATTAATAAAGTATGATTAGTCAACATATATCAGAGAAAGAAGCAACTAAAAGTGTTACAGCTCTTAGATTAGGTATTGATAATACCCCTAATGGGGATTCTTTAAGTAACATGAAGCTTATAGCAGAAAAGATATTTGAACCACTTAGGGATTGGGTTGGTGGCCCAATAAAGATAAACTCTTTTTATAGGTCTATTGCTTTAAATGAATCTATAGGCGGCTCGTCCAAATCACAACATTGTCAAGGTAGGGCAATGGATATTGATGATGTATATGGTCATAAAACAAACAAAGAAATGTTTGAATGGATTAGAGATAATTTAGACTATGACCAGATGATTTGGGAATTTGGTAATGAGGATAATCCTGATTGGGTACATGTAAGCTATGTAAGTGAAGATAAAAACAGAAACAGAATACTTAAGGCTGTTCGTGATGATGGTAAAACAAAATATATAAATATTACAAATGCCTGATAAAAAGAAATTTAAAGATACTACTGTTGGCAAATTATTATTTGGTGCAGCTTCTGTTGTAAGCCCACAGTTAGGTGCTGTTTTAAACGGTGTTACATCACCGAAAGAAGCAATAGCAGAGATAGGTAAAGCAAAAATATCTACAGGAGATAAAATTAAATTACAACAACTTATATATGAGCAACAAAATAAAGAAATGGAATCTATTACAAGTAGATGGCAAGCTGATGCGGCTAGTGATAGCTGGCTTAGTAAAAATGTTCGCCCTCTTGTTCTTGTGTGGTGTATTGTGGTATTTAGTTTTGCTGGTATATTTGATAGCATTGAGTCGATACCTTTCCATATAAATGAAGTATGGAATGACACATTTGAGAAAGTCATGATGGCTTGTGTACTTGCATATTTTGGTGGTAGAACAGCAGAAAAATCTACAAGTATATTTAAAAGATAATGGCTAGGCGTAAAGAGGTTACTACTTATAAATCTAAATCACGCAAAAGAAAAGGCATACACGCAAAAACAAAATCAAGTAAAGTTAAGCACAGTAAAAATTATAAAAAAAGATATAAAGGACAGGGTAAATAAACATTATTTATGTCCTTTATGAATTTAATAGGTATTTTTTACTATCTTTATGAATTCAATAGGGTGTTATTATATATCCATTGATTTCTTTGTTTTCATTGTTTGAAAGGGGTAGCTGAAAATTGTTACCCTTTTTTTTTGCATCTGACATTTTTTGTATATATTAGCACCATGAAAAATCTACAAAGTAAATTGGTGGCTATTCAAACGAGTTTGAAAGCACCTAAAAATCAAAGGAACAGTTTTGGTAATTACAATTATAGAAGTTGTGAAGACATTTTAGAAGCAGTAAAACCACTACTTAAAAAAGAAGGTTTATTGTTGACAATATCTGATTTTGTTAATAATGACCCTTTATATGTTGTGGCTACTGTTACTATAAGTGATGGCACAGATACTATAAGTGTTACTGCACAAGCTGGTATTGACCCTAGTAAAAAGGGTATGGACATAGCTCAATGTTTTGGTGCATCATCTAGTTATGCTAGAAAGTACGCTTTAAACGGCTTATTTTTGATAGATGACACTAAGGATGCTGATGCAACTAATAATCACTCTAAGAGCACGAAAACAGGCTCTAATTGGACGCAAACAACTACTCAAACGCTAGATGCTGAAAAAGAGTGGTTGCCAAAAACAGGCAAGTATTTTGACAATGCAAAAAAAGCTGTAAAAGAAAATAGAATAACAATAGCTGATGTCAGAAAAAAATACAAAGTAAGTAAAGAAGTCGAAAAATTATTAACAAGTTAAATATATGAACGAAAAAAAGTATGTAGGTTCTGGAAGACAAGTAAAGAACTACGATTTAATAAATTTTACAATAGCTGAAGACAAGACAAAAGATTCTTGGATTGAGTATAATGGAAGGAAGTTTTTAAAACTTAGTATTGGCAAGAAAAAAGAAGTTGACCAATATGGTAAAACTCACACAGTTTGGATTGATGAGTATGTGCCAGAGCAAAAAACAGAGAGTAAACCAGAAACCGATTTACCATTCTAAATAAACAATCATAAGCACCCAGTTATTACATGGTTTCATAATAATAGCTTTTTACAATTTGACTGGGTGTTTGTGGTTTTAAAACTATGAATAACAAATACTTAAATATTAATTTAAATTTTATGAATACTAATTTAACAATACCAGAAACTGTTGTTTTATCTTATATTGAAGGTTTAACCAGAAAAAAAGGTTTTTGCTATGCTTCAAATAAATCTATTTGTGGCGCATTAAAAATGAACGATAGAACTTTATACAGGGTACTAAACAAATTAGAAGACAAAGAATATATAAAAAGAGTAACTAAAAGTGTAGGCAATGGTGGTAAAGAAAGAAAGATTTATGTAAGTCCAGATGTCAAGCTTGTCAGTTCCTTGTAATACATAGTGTAATATATAATATATATATATAATACATAGTGTATTATAATACATAGTGTAAACAATGATACAAGAATTCAAAAATATATCTATATATCCTAAGGGTAATAGAACACAACAAAAGGTCATTTGCCCTAATTGTTACAAAATTGGCAAAAAACATTATAAAGATTTGTGTCTAAGTATTAACTTAGATACAGGTCTTTTTAATTGCCATAAATGTAGTTGGAAAGGATGTGTAAAACCAAAAGATAATTTTATGCCTACAAAACAATATACAAAACCACAGAAAAATAATCTACAAAAGATAAACAACAAAGGTTTAGAGTTTTTACATAAACGAGGTATAACAAAAGATGTAATACAGGCAAACAAAATTATAAGTACAAAAGATGGCAATAGTATTGTATTTCCATATTTCAAAGACAATGAACTGATAAACTATAAAACTAGAGGTTTAGTAAAAAAAACATTTACACAAAGTAAAGATAGTTTGCCAATTATATATAATTACGATAGAGTAAAAAACGAAAAGCTAATAATTATATGCGAAGGAGAAATGGATTCGTTAAGTTGGGAAGTAGCTGGTATTACTTGGCATACTTCTGTAAACATGGGTGCACCAAATATAAAAGATAAAAACTTAGATAAAAAATTAGAATGTATATCTAATTGTTACGAAGTATTTGAACAGGCCGAAAGAGTTTATATTGCAACAGATAATGATGACAATGGCAGATATTTAGAAGATGAATTAGTTAGAAGATTTGGCGCAGAAAAATGTAAGATAGTAAGTTTAAAACCATATAAAGATGCAAATGAGGTTTTATTAAAAGAAGGCATAGAATCATTAAAGCAAAGAGTAAGAGATGCTCATGACCCTAAGTTAGAGGGTATATTTTCTATTGACGATATATACGATAGTATGATTGATGGTTATAGGAACGGTCAAGAAAGGGGTACTACGACTCACATAGATTCAATAGATAATGCTTGGACTTGGAGAATAGGAGAAGTAAATATTTGGACTGGTTATCAAAACGAAGGCAAGAGTATGTTTCTAGGACAATTAGCTTTACTAAAAGCTTTTCATGATGGTTGGAAGTTTGGTGTATTTAGCCCAGAGAATATGCCTATAAATGATTTCTATAGTGATTTAATAGAATCATATATTGGCAAAAGCGCAGACCCTTTTTATGCCAATAACTATATGACTGAGAAAGATTTTAAGGAAGGTTTAGAGTTTATGAAAAAACACTTCTTTGTTATATATCCAAAAAAAAGTTATAAATTAGACGATATCTTTGACAGAGCTAAATTTTTAGTTAAGACAAAAGGTATTCGTTCTTTGATAATAGACCCTTACAACACTATCCAACACAGGATGCAAAAAGGTGAAAGAGAAGATTTATATATATCTCGTTTTATGAGTGAACTAAAAAGGTTTGCAGTAGAGAATAAAATTTCTGTACATTTAGTTGCACACCAAGTTACACCACAAAAAGATGACAACAACAGATATTATAAACCAGATGTAAATAGAATTAAAGGTGGTGGTACTTTTGCTGATAAATGCGATAATTGTCTATTTATATGGAGACCAAATAGAGCTGTTGACTTTAGCGATACTAGAGTTATATTTGGCAGTCAAAAGATAAAAAAACAAAAATTAGTTGGTTATCCACAAGAGATAGCTGGTATAACATACGACAGGAAGTCAAGCCGATATTATTTTAACAATCAAACCCCTTTTGTTGAAATAGATAAATATAGGTGCGACTTAAAGCAAGAGTAGATAGTAACCAAAAAAAAATAGTTTCTGAACTAAGGAAGATAGGTTGTAGTATATTACATACTCATCAACTTGGCAAAGGTGCACCAGATATTATTGTTGGTTACAATGGAAACAATTATTTAATAGAAATCAAAGATGGTAGCAAAACATTATCTCAACAGAGACTTACTAAAGATGAATTACAATTTCAATCTAATTGGAAGGGCTCATACTTTGTTTGTAATTCTGTTGAACAAATTAAAGAGATATTGCTTTGTGAATTGTGAGATACTTGACATACTATCCAACAAACACCAAGATTGGTTTAACATGGCAAAAAGCTTTGGTTTGTCAAATGATGATGCAAACGAAATAGTACAAGAAATGTATATTAGAATTTATGATTATACAAAAGACATAAAAAAGATTATGTACAATAAAACAGAAGTCAATACTTTTTACATATACATAACATTAAGAAACTTATACTATAGTAATTTTGCCAAGTATGGCAAGAGTATAAAAACTAAAAAAATATTTTTATTTACAGAAATGGATGACAATTCAATAAAGAAAGTTTATAATAATTATTTTGAGGATTATGAATCATATATGCAAACTGTATCTAAAAAAAAGAGTTTAGATAAGCTACATGAAAAAATAGAACAAACTATTGATAGTTGGTACTGGTACGACAAAAAACTAACTAAGTTATATTTTGATAGTGGCATGAGCATGAGAGATTTAAGCAAGGAGACAAAGATAAGTTTAAGTTCAATATTTAATACATTAACAAATGCAAAAGAAAAAATTAGACAAAACACAAAAGAAGAATACAAAAAATACAAAAGCTAGAGGTTTAGGAGATACTGTTGAAAAGGTATTTAAAAAGACTGGAGTTGACAAAGTAGCTAAGTTTATATTAGGTGAAGACTGTGGCTGTGATAAACGCAGAGATGTACTGAATCGTTTGTTTCCGTATAACAAACCAGAATGTCTTAATGAAGATGAATTTAATTATTTAGACAATTACTTTAAAAATGTTAAGAATGTAGTAACCTCAGAAACACAAAAAGAATTATTAGTTATTTATAATAGAGTATTTAAAGATAATATGCAACCTACAAGTTGTGGCAGTTGTTTTAAAAATGAACTACATGATAAATTGCAAAGGGTATATTTAGAATACTTAAAAGAAAATTAATGACAGAAAAAGTCAGCTTAATTAGAAACAGAAATAAAGTAAAACAAGTTATTGATTTTACTGGTGTACAAAACGGAAACATGCACCCATCAGACATTGATGCTGTTTTAGAGTTTGACAACGAGATATTAATTTTAATTGAGGTTAAATATAAATTTAATTCAATACCTACAGGGCAAAGATTATTGTTAGAGAGAATTTGCGATTCTTGGCATACAGGTAAATCTCTTGTTCTTAAAGTTGAGCATGAATTTAATTCAGATGATACAAACATACCCTTAGAGGAATGTTGGGTTACTGGTGTTTATTATGATAAAAAATGGATTTATTATAATGACAAAGTTAGTTTTGTAACTTATATAAATGCTTTAGGTAGGAAATGGAATTGTGAAAAATGTAAATTTTAAATATGCCACTTATAAAACCAAAACAATATGAAACTAAGGATTCTTTTCTAAATAGATTCATGAACAATGCAAAAATGATTTCTGAATATCCAGATAACAAACAAAGATATGCAGTTGCAAATGACATTTGGAGAAAGAGATTTAGTAGATATATAAAATAATTTTATATATTTGTTCTGAACAAAGAACAATGAAAACACTTTTTAAGCTATTGATGGCTATACTTCTGTTTGGTTGCGAAGATAACTGCGACCTTAGTCATTATCCTTCACCCCCTTATTCAGAGCCCTATCATGTTGAGTATAGTGATGGTTGGGTAAAATACATTTATGTATGTTACAATGGTAGCTACAATGAGATTATAACATATCAAGTAGTTGGTGGTTGTTGGGAAGCATTAAGAAGTACACAATATAATATAAACTGTAATTAATATGAAAGATTTTATAACAACATTAGATGGTGAGTTTTGGAACAGACAAGAACTAATTGAGAAAGCTAGAGAAGATAAATTTTATTATGGTTACTTGGCAAAAGCTTGTTTATCAAGTAGTTCAGTATCTAAACTTCTTAAATCACCAAGAGAGTATCTCATGAGTTTTGATTTGCCTACAGAATCGACTGCATTATCAGAAGGTTATTTATTTCATGCTTCTATACTAGAGCAAGATAAATTTAATGAGTGTTTATTTTTAGATGTTGCTACAAAAAATAATAAAGAATATAAATTAGCTAAACAGGAAAGGTGGGATGTATTTACTATCAAAGAAAGAGACAATGCTCTAAGATTAAGAGATAGATTTTATAATTGTAAAGAAGCATCAGATTTTATATTGAACGCAGAGTTTGAAGTGCCAGAAATAAATAATGTTTTAAATCATCCATTTAGAGGTAAGGCAGATATATTAGGAGAATGTTTGGTAGATTTAAAAAGCACGGCAAACATACATAAATTTAAGCATAGTGCTTATATGTATAATTATGATAGCCAAGCGTACATTTATTGTAATTTATTTGGCAAAACATATAAAGATTACAGATTTGTTGTAATAGATAAAAGCCCTACAAATGAGATTGGCATATATGATATAAGTCAAGACTTTTATTACAGGGGAGAACAAAAAGTAGAACAAGCAATCAAAGTATATGAAACTTTTATTAAAAATGAATTTGACCTAAATGATTATTTAATAGAAGATACTTTGTAATGAATGAATTATATTTAGAAGAAAAAGAATGTTATAGAGATACTATGCTTTGCTTAGAAACAAATATATCTACTTTATCAGATGTTTATTTTGTTTTACAATATTATGAACATGAAGAACATTATGAGTGTTGTAGTGGAATTATGAGAGCTATAAACGATTATAAAAAAACTATAACAATAGGTGGCGTACATAGTCGTCATACAATATTATAATGAAGCTAAAAAAACAACCTACAAGCAGTATATATATATATTGCAATGGTGTTAAGATAAGTAAAGATGAGTTTTTAATTATGTCTAAGAATTTAAAACAAAAAGAAAGAGACATAGAGTATTACGAAAACTATAAAAAAAGTTTATGCCAGTTTATTATAACTAATAGCTGTTATGTTGCTAATGGTAAATATCATGGTAGAGTACACTTAAAACATGCAGATATGTTAAATTTGTTAAAAGAGATACAAAGATTAGAAATATTAATTTATGAAATTAAAAATGGAAAACAAGTACAGAAAACTACTACAAAAAGAACAGCCAAATTTATATGACAATTATGAATCTATTATGCTTGAACAGTTTGAATTGTTCTGTAAAAAGCAATTAGATTATGGTAGTAGTAATATAAGCACAGGTGCAAACTTAGAAACTGAAGAAGGTAAAGTTTTTGCATTAACAGGATTATGGTTTAGAATGAATGATAAAATAAGCAGATGGAAAAATCTAATTATGAAAAAAAGAAAAGCTAACAACGAATCACTTGTAGATAGTTTTATGGACTTAGGTAACTATTCTATTATAGCACAATTAGTAAGTAAAGGTTTATGGACGAAATAAAGAAAAAAGATGGTCGTAGAAATAATGGTGCTATAAAAGGCATATCAAGAGGTCAGGGCCGAAAACCTAAGGCACAAGAAAAAAAGATAAGTAGCTTTGCTTTACAATCAATGAAAAAAGTATTTGGAAGTGAGGAGAAAGCTTGGTTAGAACTTGGTAAGATGGCAAAAGAAAGTTTCCCTCATATGAGATTACTTTGGGAATATAAGTATGGTAAACCAAAAGAAAGCAAAGAACTTGATGTTAAAACAGAAGTTAATATTCCTGTAATAAACTTCTTAGATAAAGACACTACTATTGATATTGAACATAACGAAGTAGATGAAAAACCTAAACCTAAACAATAAATACCAAACTCTATTCAATTCAAAGGATAGATACTTTGTAATTACAGGTGGTCGTGGAAGTGGTAAATCATTTGCAGTTAATACCTTTTTAGTATTATTAACATACGAAGCTGGACATAGAATATTGTTTACTCGATTTACAATGACTTCAGCAGGTATGTCTATTATACCAGAGTTTATAGAAAAGATTGAACTTATGGGAATAGGAGAGCAATTCACAATAACTAAAACAGAAATCATTAATAATTTAACAGGCAGTTCAATATACTTTAGTGGTATCAGAACAAGTAGTGGAGACCAAACTGCAAAACTAAAATCTATACAAGGTGTATCTACATTTGTATTAGACGAAGCAGAGGAGTTAACTGATGAGGAAAGCTTTGATAAAATTGATTTTAGTATTAGAGCAAAGAATGTAACAAACAGATGTATATTAATTCTAAACCCCACTACAAAAGAGAACTGGATATACCAAAGGTTTTTTCAGAATAGAGGTATTCCAGATGGTTTTAATGGCACAAAGAATAATATAACATATATTCATACAACATACTTAGACAATTTAACACACCTTTCTAAATCATTTGTAAAACAGATTGATGATATGAAAACAAGAAGACCAGAGAAATATAAACATCAGATTATGGGTGGTTGGTTGCAAAGAGCAGAAGGAGTTATATTTACTCATTGGAATATAGGTAAATTCAATACCCAAATAGATTCAATAGGTGGTTTGGATATAGGATTCTCTGTTGATGAAAGTTGTTTGTGTGAAGTTGCGATTGACAAAGTAAGAAAAATAATTTGGATAAGAGAACACTTTTATAAAAAAGGTTTGACCACAACACAAATATTTGATTTATCAATTCGATACATGGGTAAGAATTTAATAGTATGTGATAATTCTGAGCCACGCTTAATATCTGAATGTAAATCTAAAGGTTTAAATATTGTTCCAACAATAAAAAGAAAAGGTAGCATACTCACAGGAATAAGTTTAATGCAAGATTACAATATAATAATTGATAGTGATAGTATAAATTTAATACGAGAGTTTAATAATTATTCTTGGAAACTAACAGGTGCAATTCCTATTGATAAATTCAATCATGGCATTGATGCTTCCAGATATGCAATTCAATATTTACTTACTCGTTCTGTACCACACGGAAGTTATTTTGTAAAATAATATATTTTTTATTTGGATATGTCAGTTGGAATGTTTAATATTGTAATATGAAAACAAAATATAAATACACTAATATGAATACAGAGGAATTTGAATGTTATCTAATAAATATATTAGATAGCGAAGACTTAACAGATAAAGAAAAAATAATGTTAATAAGACAACATATATAAATTATGAAAACAAAACAAAAAGAAATGAAAGTAAAAGATTTAATAAAAGAACTACAACAAATAGAAGACACTAATAAATATATTCATTTATTGGGCAATACAAATAATCCTGAATGTGAAGATACTGATGTAATTTTTGATGACATTGAAATTTGGGACGATGGAGATGAGAGTATAACTTTATTTTTATTAAAGCGTTATGAAAAAACAAATTAAGAAAACAATAGAACACTACGACAAGAACAGATACTTTCATAGTTCTGATTTTGATTGGATAATGAAAAAAAACATAGAATTAATAAACAATAAAACAAAGAAAAATGGAAAATAAATTAGAAATAAATTTAGTTATATCAGATATGATTAATGATTTAATATTTGATTCTGAGGGCAATGTTGATGTGTTAGATATAGTTCCTATTGCTATTGAAATAGGAGAATTTAATCAAATTTATAACAATGGATATTGGAGTGATGATGAGAGGGCAGATTGTTATAATAAAGTATATGAATTAATATAATGAAAAAAACAAAACTATGAGACCAATGAGACAAATAGGGGAAATGATTAGAAAGTTTTTCACCTCTAAAACAACAAACTATTGGATTTGTGTTCCATCACAAATGGATAATCACAGACAAAAAGATATGTTCATTATGGACACTATAAGTTTTTTACAAGATAAAATAAAAATTAAG